TGAAGGTAATGCTATAAAATATATTTGTAGACATAAAAAAAAAGGCAAACGTAAAGATATTGAGAAAGCTATTCATTATCTTGAGATGATAATAGAGAGAGATTACGATTGATCTAGTATTAATTTTTTAATACTTTTTTCTCCCATATATATTTCTACTTCTGCCTTAGAGATTATACATCTATATTCTACGTTATCTCCAACATTTCTATTTGCTATACGTTTACCACGTAAGCATTCAGACATAGAAGGTTGTATTCTATGTTCTTTTATTTCATGATCTACAATCATTAATAATGCAATTACAGTCTCTAACATTAATTGTTTCCGTTTAATTTTTTTTGTAACATATCAACTTGTTCTTTAAGATGATCTATGTTTACTTTGTTATATCTACTATTTTCTATTTCTTTTTCTATAGATTCAATTTGACTAGCCAAGTGTTCAATGAGCATATACATTTCTAAGTTCTTGGGTTCTTGTTCTGCTTTTTTGAGTAGGTCAGCTTGAAATAAAGTATCAGCTGTTTCTAGTCTGTTAATTCTTTCAACGATGCCAAAGTATGCCCATACGCCTAATGCAACTCCTGCAATTATTGCTATAAGGTTTCTTATTGGTAGTGCTACGTTAGTGTTTTCGTTTATTTTCATGAAATATAGGTAATGATTTGCCTGACATATAAAAACATTTTAGACAATATTTTACTCTATCAAACATAACATATCTGTTTGTTATTTTATTTTTACACATGCTGCATTTAGAGTGTTTAGGTTTACCTATGTAAGCTGTCATTTTTTTCTCATAATATCAGCACCTTTAAGACCATATATTGCAGACACTACTCCAATGAATATTGCCTGATACCAATATGGTAAGTTCTTAAAGTATTCAAAAAACAAATCTAGTTTATTACGAATGTCAGGATCGTCAGAAAAGACAGACCAACCCAATAAAAGAATAGGCAAAGATACGAGAATAAGGACAAATTCGTCTTTCCAACCATTATCATTGCTCTCAATAACTTTCGCTTTATATTCAAGTTCGCCTTTCGCCATACGTTCAGCATGTACTCGCTGAGCATCTGACATCAACTGTTTAGTTTTTTGTTTGTTCTGATATATATGAGATGCTGTTTTTACACCCAAAGATAGTAAATTCAACCACATATTATTTTAAACCTTTCTATAAAGCTGTAGCTTTTGTTGGCAAACCTTCCCATGCACGATACATGCCTTCTACAAGAAGTTCATCGTCATAGGGCTGCTGACCATTTTCCATTTGTATAATAGATTTTACAAGTGGTAGATAATGTTCCATACTATTATCTAGTCGATCCATAGGTTTGATGTTCATTCTTTTGCAAACAAAATCTATGTAAGCTGATGTATCATTCTCTGATGGAGGGGCCCATCTTGAGATGATTTCTTCAACTGTAGCTTTATGGTGTTTAAATCTGTAAGTAAGCAATATTCTATGTAAAGCACGTATGCCCATAACTGCTTCATCAAATATACAGAATGTTGGATCAGTTTGTTCTGCTGCCAAACCATCCCAATCTGTACCTAATTTTATATTTCCTGGATTTTTATTTCTTATTCCTCTAGGTAATTTTTCCAATCCATCTGCCATTTTTATTTAACCTCATTGGTATTAGTTTTGGCAAACCATCTATTATCATACCTGTTCCAATTATTGGTCTAGCTCTTTGAGTTTTATTATATCTAAAAGCTAGAGAGTCTTTGTCTATTAAACATCCAACTTGTAAACCAAAGTACAATCCTAATGAATTGCCATAATATTTTATAGAGTAGCTACTATGATAGTGTCCTTGAACGCAGCTCATTCCCATAGATTGTGCTAGTTTTAACACATCAGCTACTTTGCCATGACAGAAGTAAACTGGCCCATTTGGCGTATCTAACGTCAAATCGTCATGCCACTTCCATCCTTTTCCAACTTTTAGAAAGTCATTGTATTTTTTAAGATATGCTTTTGGTATTCCATATTTTAAAGCACGTCTAAAAACTAGACTTCCATGATTAGAATCTAATAGATCCATTGTTGGAAACAACTTCTCTAATTCTTTAATAATAGGTAATGATATTTTAAGTTCATCACCTGCACTTGGTAAGTCAGGATCTGAATCATGAAATGATAAAGCATGTTTATCTACTTCATCACCTATATGTACTATTTTTGTAGGCTTATATAATTTTTTTATAGCCTTCAAAAAAGGGAATAAATCTTTGTGATGATAAGGGATATGAGTATCACTTATAATCAATATTGATTTATGCATATGCAACTTATACTATAGAGGACTATAGTTTTAAATTATTAAGTACAACTTTATGCAGGTGTTTTTGGTTTAGGTTTAGGTATTATAATTTCAATAGGTCTACACTCAAACTTAACAACTATTTTGTTTTCTTCAATATAGTTTCTATCAAATTCTTCTACTTCTTGTAATGCTCTAAATGTTTTTTGAGCAAAAGCATAACCTGCATGAGTACAATCATAATGATTGCTAAACTCATAACCTGATAAAGTACTAGATGGACATTGACCATTGGTCATGCTGCACATCCATAATACTAATAAATATTTTGTCATAGAACCTTGTTTAAAAGTACAAATAATTCACCAAGAACTGCAATACCTACTGCTCCCAAAACCCATAAAATTCTATCTATATCTTTCTTAATGTGAGCTAAGTGATTGTTTTCTAAAGTGTCTAGTTTTTGATGAATTAAATTTATTTCACCATGTACTCTTAAGAGTTCTTCTTTATTTTCAGTATGTCTACTCATTAGAATAATGTCTCGTAAGGATTTCTTACAAGCCCTTTCGTTTTGTATTGTGTGTATCTAGGCCCTTTATAACGTGGGTGTCCTAGTTGACCAAGTACAAAGTCTACTGCTGTATCAGATGCTTCATCTAATGACAGACCATCACTTTGTAGTTTTTCAGCAATATCTCTTGATGCTGATTGTAGCCATATAGGTAAAAATCTCATACCAACATGACCACCTATTTTAAGACCCTTTTCAATTGCTTCATCATCTTTCTTAGTAATATTTGGACTCCACTTAGTAGTTAAGTATTGTTTGTTAGTTAATACTTCTATAGTAGTTCTTGGCAAAGATCCAATCTTTTTAAGACCAGTTGATTGTGGATCAGTAATCCAATGAAAAGGTTCCATCAATTGTTTAGAAAATGTAAGTACTTGTCCATCTCCTAAATCAATTCTTGTTGGATCTGTATTGTCTAGTATAGAATGACCACTAAATATATAGTTTAGTGCAGATCCTGCTACTGCATATGTAAGTGCAGCTCTTGCAAAATAGTATTGATATAATCTACGTAATGCTGGATCAGACTCAAAGTTAGGTAATGACTTAGCAATAATCCTGATATTTGATAATGTCCAGTCAGGAGCAAAGAGTAATAACTGCATATATCCTCTAGATCCTGGAGCAAATGCTGTTTGTGTAAGACGTTTAAGAGTATCGTTTTGTATTCTATTTGCTAACTGTTCCCAGTTTTGTCCACCAAATGCATCATTAGTAAAAGATGCAGCTTTAGTTGCTTTACCATAGATTTGTGCCTGAGTATCTCCAGGCATAATTCTTAATGCATTAGGTTTACCTAAAAGAGTAGGTTTATCTAATACAGTTAAAAATGTATTTAATTTAGCTGCTGTAAATATTCTATCCCAAGTAATTTTATCAAACCATCTAAATACTTTTTCTATTCTACCTTCAGTAGATACACCAAAGTGTCTTTTTAGAAATGGATCAAATCCTCTTAAGTTATAATAAAATCTATCAAATCCTGTATCTTCAGGTACAGATATTTGTAATCCTACACCTTGACCAAATCTAACTACATCATCATAACCTGCTGTACGAAGTTGATCGATAGCATGATCAAAGTCTTTGATATATGCTTTTGGATCACTAACTGATTTTAATATTTCTGGTTTTTTTCTTGGATCTAATGTCTTTTTAATAAAGTCTGCTTTAGCTCCTGCAAACCATAATGATTCTACCAATGCTCCTGCATGAAAGAATGAAAAACCTACTGCAAGTCTTTTCATCATTAGGTTTGTAGTAAAGAGTGCACCCATAAACTGACCTTCATCAGTTGCATCAAATACCATTCTAAGAGAGTTTATCATTCCCTTATGTACTAATACTGAGTCACCTTTATCTATAAAATATGGATGTTTGAATTCTGTGTAATTAGTATCATCAAAAGTTTTTTTGATATTGTTTCTAATTAAGAGTGGTTTGTTTACTATTTCTGTTTGTTCTAAGTTTTTTACAATAGCTCTTGTTGATAATGCTTTACCAGCTGCAAATGCATATATTCTAACAAGTTCTGCAGGGTCATCCATACCTGCACGTATTGTATAGTTTTTTTGTAATCCATGATTTATATCACCAAATATACCACGTCTTGCAAACTGAAACTTAGTTGATGGGCCTGTAACAACACCTGTATCAAAGTCTTTTACAAATTTAAAAGGTTGTTGTTTTGGATTATATTGATTCCATAATAATGGTAGATAGTTTGTTCTTTTGTTAAAAACTAATCTACCTTCTTGACCAAAGATATTATAATATTCATCAAATACTTTTTTAATATTCTTAGCAGCTTCTAATTCAGCTTTTGTAAGTTCATTATCTGCTATTGGTTTTAATCTTGGATTATATTGAAATGTTTTTCTATCTACTTGTGCTTTTGTTAAGTAATAGAATATTTTACGTCTAGAATCTATAGCATCTGGTATAGATTTTTTAATAACATTTGATAGTTCTTGTGCAGCAGAATTAAGTTTTACTGTACTCATTTTAGCTGCATCTAATGTAGCTTCACCTGATAATGCTGCTTCACTAAATTCTTTAGGTATATTTTTTATATTTCTACCAAGTATTCTACCAGCTCCATATATTGCTGCACCTATACCAAAACCTTTTGCTGTAGCTAATAGTTTTTCATCTGGTGATGTAAGAAACTGAGCAGCACCGACTATACCACCTACTGCTGCACCTCTTTTGAGTGCAGTAACAAGTGCCATATCTTTGCCATTTTCATTGATTGTTCTTAGAGCAGAAGTAATATCTGCTTTGATAAGATCAAATTTTTTAGGATCGGCAATGTCTCCAGATTCTTTTCTTATAATTTCTATAAGTTCATCTACACCTTTATAGATACCATTTTCATTAGTATCTACTAGTTGTTCAGGTTTTAGTTTGTATTTATCAAATACTTTTCTATGAGCTGCTTCTATTCTAGCTCTTGGAACTCTTGTTAATCTACGAGCTAATTCACCTGTACCTGCAAAACCTACAGAAAACAAAGCTCCTGCTGTTGCTCCAATTGTAGTTTCTATTGTAGTTCTTTTTGGATCTAGATTAGCATCTTCACCTAATTGAAATGTACTAGAAAATACTAGAGGTGTAGCTAGTGTAGCTGTAGCACCTACTTTTAGATCTGATGCTATCTTTGATTTAATTCTTTTGTATTCTAAATTTTTACCACGTTTAAGTTTGATAGCATTTACTACTCCTCTACCAAGTCTACCCCATCCTAATGGCATAAAAAGTAGCCAAGGATCAGCTACTATCATATTTACAAGTTCAGCACCAAATAGTTTAGGATTTTGTTTTACCATATTCCCAACTTCTTTGATGTCTATATTCATTGGGCCATCTTCTAAAAGATAACCAAACCTATTTAGTTTACGTTCTGCTTCTTTATATATTCTAGTTCCAGCAAGATTAGGATTATTACGAATGTAATCTAATGCTTCTTGTGCTTGTTTTTTTTTGGTATTACCTGTAAGCCATTGATATAAAGATGCAGGTAGAGATTCTTCTCTAATAAGATCTATAGGGTTACGTAAAGATTCTAAGAATCCAGGTACTTTTGCCTGAAGTGGATCATTTAAACCATCAGGTACATTTCTTATTGGATCTTTTAATCTAGGGTCATTAAGTGGTATTCCATTAGCCATTAGAATCCCATATCTTTAAAAACCTTTTTCATGTGTTGTATTTCTCTACTATCTGCTAATGCTTCAGTTTGTTTTGGAACTGCTCTACTTTTTTTAGCAAAAGGACTAGCTTTAGTTTTAGTAGTAAATGTCTCCATAGTTTTTCTAAATACATCTTCAGATTTTTTTGTAGCTATACCATATGATTTCATAGCACCTTTTGATTTAGCTTTCATAACTGCAGGTTTAGATACTTTTTTAGTTTGTCTAATAGTTTTTAATCCTGTTGCAGTTCTAGCTCTAGATCTAGCTAATTCTTTTGGTAAAGTTCTAAAAAACTTTTTTGTAGAAGTTTGTAATGCAAGACTTTCAGCAGCTAGTTCACCTGTAGCTCTTTGAGATAATCCCATAAACTCAGGTAATTCACCAAATACTTTTCTTGTTTTGGCTTCTGCTGTAGCTTGTTTTTGCATAGCACTAAATCTACCAGGTGATTTTTGTGCAGGTATTTTTTGAGTGCCTTTAAATTTTTTACTAAAGCCTCTAATTAATATTCTCTTGACCATACTTATCCTTCAAAATATTCAGGGAATCTAGCTCTAAGAATCTTCTCAGCTCTTTG